ATAATATTTCCCTCTCATATGTGGCACAGAGTAAGACCAGTAAAATCTGGTATCAGAAAATCCATAGTGGGTTGGGTACTGGGGCCTCCGTGATGCATATATCAAAAAAGAACGAAGTTAATTTAATTGTAGAAAACTTAGAACCTCATGAAAAAGAAGAGCTTAGTTCTTTCTTTACGTTTGAAGTGCCTGGATTTAAGTTTATGCCTATGTATCGTAATCGCATGTGGGATGGAAAGATACGATTATTCTCTCCAGCCTCTGGTGAGATTTATGTAGGGTTACTTCCTTATGTTAAGAAATTTTGTGATAGTAACAGAATTACATATATAATAGAAGAAGGAGTTGAAAATGACAAACTTGTGGATCGTAAGAGCGCTGGAGGATTTATCAAATCACTCAAACCAAAATCGCAAGGAAAAAGTCTCAAAATCCGTGATTACCAGATTGATGCCGTGGCACATGCTATTGCCAGAGATAGGGCTCTTCTTGTTTCTCCTACTGCTTCTGGTAAGTCGTTAATAATATATTCTCTGGTTCGTTATTATCATATGATGGGTCTAAAGACTTTAATTTTGGTTCCAACTACTTCACTCGTAGAGCAGATGTATACAGACTTTCAAGATTATGGTTGGAGCTCTGGTACGTATTGCCAAAAGGTATATCAGGGTCATGATCGTAAAGTTACAAAAGACGTTGTAATATCAACATGGCAATCTCTCTATAAAATGCCAAAGTCTTATTTTAATGATTTTGGATGTGTAATTGGTGATGAAGCACATATGTTTAAGGCAAAGTCTCTTACTGGTATTATGACTAAGATGCACCTATGTAAGTATAGATTTGGTCTTACAGGGACGCTAGACGGTACACAGACGCATCAGTTAGTACTAGAGGGTCTATTTGGAGCAGTTGAAAAAGTAGTCACCACAAAAGAACTTATCGATAAAAGTACTCTTGCAGATTTAAAAATTAAATGTATCATACTTAAACATCCTAACATTAGGGAGAAAATGACTTATGCTGAAGAACTTGAATACCTTGTTACCAACGAGAAAAGAACTGATTTCGTGGTCAATCTATTACGCCATCTTAGGGGGAATACTCTATGTCTGTTTCAGCTTGTAGAGAAACACGGTAAAATATTAAATGATAGAATGAAAGAAGAAGAAAATGTATATTTCGTATATGGTGGAACTGATACTAGTGCAAGGGAGAAAATACGTGGCTTGGTTGAGACACACTCCAAATCAACCACTATTGCATCATATGGTACTTTTAGTACTGGTATTAACATCCGTAATATTAATAACATCGTGCTCGCAAGTCCAAGTAAGTCAAAGATTAGAGTCTTGCAGTCCATCGGGAGAGGTCTGCGTACATCATCAACTAAAGATTCCGTTTTAGTATATGATATCGCAGATGATATATCTTACAATGAAAGAAGGAATTTTACTCTTAACCATTTTACAGAACGACTAAATATATACAACGAAGAACAATTTGATTATGATATTAGTAGGGTAAAATTATGAAAAGAACATTAAGAAATATAATATTTTTAGTAGGAGCAGTTATTTGTTTATCTGGATGTTCTTTATTAATAAAATATCTACTAATCTTAGGAGCTTAATATGCACAGTTCTAATAAAAACGATACATCGTATAAAGTTATTAAACTAACGAACAGCGAAACCATTATTGCGTCTTTAACTTCTGATAATGCTAATGATATAGAAATACAAAATCCATTATTGATGACTATTGATATACATATGTCAGAATTAGGAGAACGTGAATCTTTAAATTTATGTCGTTGGATTGAACCATACACAGAACAAAAATATTTTACAATTACAAAATCTACAATAGTGACAACTGCAAATGCATCAGTTGGTTTATCTAATTACTACGAATATTTTTTAAAGAAGCTAGATGATTGGCAAGAGAACAGTCATAGTATAAAATCTAAATCATTTGAAAAAGAATATACTAATGATGAATACACTGATGAAGAAATATACGATGAGATATTAGATTCAATTGAAGTAGAAAGTAAATCTATTCATTAAACCTCAACATAGTTGAGTATATAGAGGTAAAAGGCTTCTGTCAATTCCCTTTTTGAAAAAAGATAATATAATAAGTACATTGACAAATATACTTCAATGGTATATATTAGGACTAATGATACTCATAAGGAGATTTAATTCTAATGGCTGAAAAGAAAGCAAAGAAAACAAAACCGCATTACGTAGATAATAAAGTATTTCTACAAGCTATGATAGACTGGCGAGCAGATTGGACAGATGATAAAAAAGAAACAGTTAAACCACCAATATCAAATTATATCGGAGAATGTTTTCTAAAGATTGCAACCCACCTAGCATACAGACCTAACTTCATAAACTATACGTATAGAGAAGAAATGGTATCTGATGGTATTGAGAATTGTTTGCAATATGCTCAGAATTTTAATCCAGAGAAATCTTCAAATCCCTTTGCGTATTTCACACAAATTATATACTATGCTTTTCTTAGAAGGATTGCAAAAGAAAAGAAGCAAACTCATGTCAGAAATAAGTTAATAGAAAATTCAAGTTATACATCTTGGGTTACTATGGAGGGCGATGATACTGGTTATTCTGTTGCTGGTTTTGATCCTATGGTAATGCTTCCAGATGAGGATGTTTATAAACCAAAGAAAAAGATTCCAGCTGCAAAAAAAGGATTAGAAAACTTTATGGAAGAAGACCTTGACAAAATAGTAGGAAGGGGCGAAGATCGTTGAAGCTTGCAATTATAACCGACACACACTTTGGTGCTCGCAATGACAATCAATATTTCAGTGATTTCTTTTTTAAATTTTATGATGAAGTATTCTTTCCTACATTAATAGAGAGAGGTATAACTACCTGTATTCATATGGGTGATGTTATGGATCGCCGTAAGTATGTTTCATATAAAACTGCTACGGACTTCAGACAAAAATTCATAAATCGTTTTAAAGAACTTAATATAGATTTACATATTACTGTTGGCAACCATGATACATATTATAAAAATACAAGTGAAGTTAATTCTATGGAAGAACTTGCTGGGTATGGTAAAATTTATACTGGCCCTAAAGTTGTGAAATTTGATGGTACACCTATACTGTTTATGCCTTGGATTAATGCAAACAACTATGAAGAATCTATGAATGCTTTGAGAACAGCAAAATCAGATATTCTTATGGGTCACTTAGAAATTGCTGGGTTTGCAATGACGGGTCAGGGTATGGTTTCTGCCAATGGTTGGGAAAAGGAACACTTCAAGAGATTTGAAACTGTATTCAGTGGCCACTTTCATCATAAAAATGATGATGGACAAATATATTATTTGGGTACACCTTATGAACTTTTTTGGAATGATTGTGATGATCCTAAAGGATTTCATATCTTTGATACCTCTACTAGAGAATTAGAACGTGTAGTAAATCCAAATACAATATTTAAAAAGATTTACTATGATGATTCTCAGAATGATTATAGTAAGCATGATGTTGAAAAATACAAAGATCATTATGTAAAAGTCATTGTAGTAAATAAAAAAGACTTATATGGATTTGATAAATTTACAGATAGATTACTAAGAGCAGATTGTCACGAAGTAAAGATAATAGAAGACTTTAGTGAACTTGATGCTAGTAATGTATCAGATGATATTGTAGAAAACACAGAAGACACTCTAACACTACTTGATAAGTATATTGATGAGCTTGATATTACTCTAAGTAAAGATAGACTCAAAACTACTATGAAGAGTTTATATAACGAGGCTCAGGACTTAGAACTCTAAATGATAATTTTTAAATATGTACGTTGGCGGAATTTTCTTTCAACAGGTAATAACTTTACCGAAATCCAATTAGACAGAAATTCAACAACACTTATAATAGGTGAGAATGGAGCAGGAAAATCTACTGTTCTTGATGCTTTATGCTTTGGTCTATTCGGTAAACCATTTCGTGGTATCAATAAGGCTCAACTGGTTAATTCAGTCAATATGAGTGGAGCCATAGTTGAGGTTGAATTTGAGATAGGGTCTAAAAAGATCAAGGTCATTCGTGGTATCAAACCAAATATCTTTGAGATATATATTAATGGTAAGATGTATAATCAAGATGCAAATGTTAGAGACTACCAGAAGTATCTCGAACAACAAATTCTCAAATTAAACTATCGCAGTTTTACTCAGGTTGTTATACTTGGAAGTTCTACGTTCATACCATTCATGCAGCTGAAGTCTCGGCATCGCCGTGAAGTGGTTGAAGAGATACTAGATATACAAATATTTTCTCTTATGAATATGTTACTAAAACAAAAACTAAAAGCTAATGCTGATGATATTCGTGATGTAGAGTATAATACGAGTTTAACAGAAGAGAAAGTTGACTTACAAGAAAACTATATTGACGAAATAAAAAAGAATAAGGATAAGTTGCTTGAAGAAAAATCTACTCTTCTTTCTTCTAATTCTAAAGAAATACATATTAGATTAGCTAAGATTGGTGAATTTAAATATAATATTGATTCATTACTGAAAGAAATTAGTGATGCTGATTCTGTAAAATCTAAGCACCAGAAATTACAAAGTATAAAGTCTACTCTCAATGAAAAGCATAGAGCTCATTCTTCGACAATAAATTTCTTTGAAACAAATGAAGATTGTCCTACTTGTCAACAACACATTAGTAAGTTATTTAAGAATGATATTATTAAAGAAAAGAGAAAAGACACAGATAAAATATCTCAAGGTTTGTCAGAGTTAAAGAATGAATTAGAGAAATATAAAGAGAGACAAAAACAAATTATTGAAATTGCTGATAAAATTAGAGAACATGAAGTTCAAATAGCAAAAGACAATGAATCTATTCTACAACTAGAAAAGTTTAATAGTAGATTACAGACTGAAATCAATCAACTAGAACACGCTGATGTTAATAAAAATGATTATGAAAAACTTGGAGAGTTAAAATCTTCACTCATAAACTTTACAGAGCAAAAATCTAAATTGATCGAAGACAAGACATATTCTGAAACTG